TATGTTTGAAAAAACTTCTGCACTTTCTGGAACAATATAACGATTAGGACTTACAAAATCTTGAGCTTGTTGATACAAAGGATATAATGTTTCTTTTATTTCTGGCGTAACTTTCATTCCCGCTCTAAATGCGGCATATGGAAAAGCACCAATACCTACTAAAGTAGCAGGAGTAAAAAATTGACCCGCTTTGTAATCTAAACTATCTTTAGGTAATTTGAGTCCCAGACTTTCTACCGACTCCTCCACATCGGTGGTCGTAGGAGTTCCTCGTAAATACTTAAAATAGGGTATACCTTGAGCAAGATATTGTCCTCCCGGGCTTTGTTTTACCGCTTCATAAATATCCCCTGTTAATCCTGCAGTCGCTACAGCAGCTCCTTGAATCGTGGGCTTTACTCTAGCGGCTTCTTCTTGCCCTAAACTTTGTGATTGAATAGTTTGTGTAAGTGTGGGGTTATTAACAATATCTGTTAATTTATTTTTAATAAAAGGAATAAAACTTGCAATACCCGTTTTTGCGGCTTCGCCACCGTTTTCATAACGAGAAATGACTTTTCGTTTACCATTAACCGTGGATTGTTGAGGAATTAAAGGTCGTACTATCATTTATCCGTAATATTGTATTGGTCGCAAATTCAAAGGTTCATCATCCCAATCATCAGTCGGTAATTGCACAAAATTGCCCTGACGATAACGCATCAGTGCCTGTGTTGTACTATCCACCAAGTCGTCATACTCTCCATTCGGAAATGCAGCACACTCCTCAATCAATTCGTCTGCCCATCGTTCCTCTGGAGCCCAAATCATCCCACTTTCAAATAGGGGTGAAATGCTGTGTACTCTTGATAATTTATCATTTCCACGGCTAGGTGTAAAGTTTACCACAGGTATGCCCATTTGTCTCAACTCATGTGTCAGCGGAGTCCCTGTTGCCTTTGCTTCAATAATCACGGTCTCTGGTTCCCAAAATTTGTACTGCTCATACGCTACTTGCTTTAGTTCTGGAAAGTCCCAACGATCTTTTTTTACATCCAACAAAATTAAACCCATCGGACCCGCTTCTTCTGGTTTAAAAACTCCCCATGTCGTAATCGCTGAAAAGTCAGCCGTCTCACTTTTACTAAACGCTGTATCGTAACTCTGAATAACGTATTCCAAAGCAGGAACATTCGGCTTTGTCCATCGTCTCCACCACTCCCTCTTCAAAATAGATGCCTGATCGCCCGTTGGTTGTTGTTGATACTGAGCGTTCCACTTACTTGGTGGAATAGATGCTTTTACCTTCGTTAAATCCTCTAAAGACCAGAATCCTTCCCAACACGGTTTACCAGACGGCATAATAGCAGGTAATTCTACCACTTCCCATTGGTCTGCATCGGGGTCTTTGAGCTGTGCTTTAATCAATTTGCCCGTCAAATCCTTCTCTGACCACCGTGTCATCACCAAAATAATCGCTCCACCGGGTTGTAAACGCTGTCTCGGACCACCCGTGTACCAATCATACGCATCTTCAAAACCATTAGACGACATTGCCGTTTGCTCCGAGTGCGGATCATCAATAATAATCAAATCACCACCACGACCAGCGAGGTTTGAGCCAACGCCCACGGCATAATACATTCCTCCACGGCTCGTGTCCCATCGACCTGCCGCTTTGGAGTCCGCAGAAAGCTTCGCTTCTGGGAAAATTTCTAAATATTCGTCTCTTTCCATCAAATTTTTGGTTTTTCTACCAAAATTAACAGCAAGTTCCGTGGTGTGTGTCGCTTGAATGATTTTCATATTGGGTTTTCGCCCAATCATCCATGCAGGAAACAAAAAACTAGCAAATTCTGACTTGGTATGCCTTGGGGGCATGTTAATAATCAATCGTTTGAGCTCACCCGATGCTATTTTTTCCAATTTTTCAGCAATAATACGGTGATGTTTGCCCACAATAAACTCAGACCACATCGATTTAACAAACGGCAAAAAACTATCCTTGCATTTGTCAATCTTATTGAGTTGAGCAAGGCGTAATTCGAGCTTTAATTTTCTCTCATTAGCTTCTATTTCGTTCATAATCCTTGGTCAAGCATACATTCATCATAAACTTGTAATCCAATCGCATTGGGATTTTCCAACATCCCTTTATACTTTTCTGGATTATCCAGTTTCATACTCATTAACTCCATCACACGCCTATCCACCTCATGCAACACCTTTTCCTCAAAATGAGATAACATTCGATTGGTCTTAACCGAAGGAACCAACCCATGATTCCTTATATCCGCAAACCGTGTCGCCAAATGGTACACCTCTTCGCACATCTCCCATTCATTCAAATCGTCTAACTTCCACGCATGAGTGTAAGTAAAATAAATAACTGCCCAAAAAATAATCGGTATGAAAAAAATAGACATATATGTCTTTTTCATCTCTTCCCTATAGTATGTAAAACATCTACCATACCATCTTTTTGCTCATCCAAGCTAATCTTAAAATAGGGTGGTGTCTGGAGTCCCGAATACGCTACATCGACCACGGAGTCCCCTCGGTATAAATACAGCTCGCCCTTTGATCCAAGTTCCGTGACCTTTTTTACAAGAAGCCAAACATTCGCCTTTTTGTGTTTGGACAAAAACGATACTTGGTGTGGACGAATATCCACTTTATTACTGACACAAAATTTTAATTCAACCAGATGGAACCGTGACTCGTGGTCACAGATTAATACATCAGGTATTCCCGGTGTTAACCACGTCTCCAGTCGATTCGCTATCCATGTCGGATGCGTCACTTTCATCGTGTCCTTCATCATCGTCCACAGAGCGTTCTCTTTTCTCCGAATCGATGACTCCTTCTTCGGTGTCTTCAACCTCTTGCCCGTCTTGTTCATCGGTGAGGTGCTTTTGATCGTCTGAGTCAACCCCATCTTCTTCAACTCTTTCTGGAGTAATGTCGATTGCATAGCTATCCCTTATCTCTTTCAGTGCTTTAATTACTTCGTCCTTGGACATCGATTCAATACTGCCGTGGCGTATCTCACTCTTATTGACATAAATGTCCCCCGATGCTTGACCCCTGCGATACTCTGCCATGACCGCTGCCGAGTAAGCACCATTCTGCATTGCCGTGTCACGGATAACTTGTAAATCCCTCAAGTGCCGATCTTTACGCACAGCATACTTTGAATCCAATTCCCTCTTCTGACGCATATATTCTTGATACACATGAGGATAGACATTCGGGTTCAACATATTACTTGCTATCGCACTTGCCGTTTTGGGGGAATATCCTGCATTGATTGCCGCTTCACGTTGCGTGATCGTGCCATCTTTGGTGATGAGTTCCTTAACAAAAAGCTCTTGTTTGCGAGTAAGTGTCAACGGTCGCCTTTTGGCGGGTGGCTTATCTTTAGCCCTTAATGTTTGTCTTTGAGAGCTGGGTAATACATAACGGCTCGAGAATCCCAATATAGTCTCCTAATTAAAATGTACACGGACAAGGGTATAGGAAAATTACTTTTTTGTCAAAGCGATATTATCAGTTTTATCTTATATGACTTCGGTTCGGATTTTTATGTGATTATTTGCGAAAAACATGCAACTTCTAGCGGTTTTGCGTGAGACGTTATTCGCTGCGTTTTTTTATTTTTTTTGCCTTCGTGCCGTTTGTTTTTTGGCTCTATTGGGTAGGAATCCTATAAAAAATAATAGCACTTGCTCAACGGTTCTTGAATCGTTGACCGATCTGCTCGGCTCGTTAGCCGATTAATTAATTGGAATTGCTTTATAATCGGTTCGTTTTTTAAAAACTTTTTAACAGAGTGCAAGAGTCGTGGCTCGCAGATTTAAATGAGCAAAAAAATGCCACTCGTTGAAGTGGCATTTGATTGAAAGAAAAACTTTTTAAACTATTTGATACTCAAGCTCTCGATCTGTGTCTAGTTTTAACTCATGCTTTAAACGATCTAAAACGTGAAACACCATATCCATACCACCACCTGAAACTCGTAGACCATGAACTGTCTTTTTATATCCTAATAAAGTGCTGATGTCATAATCTAGCCATGACAACCTAATTTTATCGTTGTATTTTTCAGGGATATAAAATTTCATATACCTAACAGAATTCATTCTATTAACTTTGGTGATGTTAACAACAACACAATTATTAGCAAGATCGTATTTTTTTAATTGCTCAATCGCTCTTTCTTTTTCA